GGGCAAGCCTAACAAGCTTGCCTTTTTAATTTAATAAAATAGTATGCAGTATTAAAAATAATATTTATATTTGTGTATTATTAATCGTATAAAAATTTGTGTATTATTAATCGTATAAAAAATGTAATAACATGGAACCAAGAGAACTTATTTACAACGTTTACAAAAACATTGTCTCTATCAAAAATTCATTTGATGACACAAACCTTTGGTGTAACCCCTATAAAACAATCCAAGGATTAACTCCTATGACTCCTGGATATGTTATCTCAATGGAATATGCTCCTCACATTGACATAGAAGAATACTTTTCAGAAGAATTCATAGAGAAGCTCAAGCTTCTCTTCAAGAAATATCAAAAAGATGCAATCATTTGGATGGTAAATCATTCAAGTATATCTCAAGTAATGGTATACGTATATCCTTTACCAAATTATCTTAAGCAATCAACAGTTCTATTATCAAATCAATAAAAACATTCATCATTATGACAACAAAAGAAATCAAAAACTGGGAATGGATCAAATCAGTAGAGATCCAATATATGGGATTCTTAACCCAATATTTAGGAACTGCAACCGATAGTAAGGGATTCGTTGAACTAATGAAACAACTTAGATTAGATGAAGCAATAGCTTACCTAAAAGATGACCTTGGAGATGCTTCAGAACCAAGCTATTACAGATTCCGATTCTATACCAAAACAATGCAGTTCACAAAAGAAGAAGAGCTCTGGGAAGCTATTGGTAGGGGTTCAATACCTGAAATCGAACAACTGGAGGGAAAGGAATTACTGGATACCTTAGAAGCTCTAAGATCCATTCTCCACCCAACAGTAAGAGCATTACTAGGATCCTATACAATAGATATGGTAATGCCCATACCGGGAATTATTTCCTTCTTATTGATAGGGAAATCCAAACAAGAAATTGAACCAGGCACAATAATATCTCGTATCAGATATCTGATGGAAGGATGTATAGACCATGAGCCAACACCATTAATCAAGGAATATCATATCCACCTAAACGCTCAACCAAAAGAAGGCCAAGAAAATCCTTCCATAACACAAATCAGATTAATATCAAAGAAATTAACTACCATCACAATCAAATAATAATCATTATCCTTAACTATGAAAAGATTTACATTTCCCACCAACAATCACAATTTAAATCAGAGCTCTTCATACTTCAAGGATAATAAAAGAATCCCTTACACCAAATCACAAAACAATGATCATAGAATAAGGATAATATAATCACATACATTAGGATCCAAAAAACACAAATAAAAAGGAATATCACATCACAGAATAAAATAAATCCCAGCTCTATGATATAAATAACAATAATCAAGGAAATTAATGATCACAAGGATTATATGCTCATAACCCCAACCAAACACCTAAAAAAGAAAAAAAGATAATCATAGGTCAATGATAATCCTTATCACCTAATCTATGATAAATAATCACATACAACACAAAGAAAATAAAAAATCGATATATGAAAAGGATCTCTCCATAAAGGATTATTTATAATCCCAGATATTATCATAGAACCCAAAAAACAAACATAAAAGAAAATAACATCCTAATAAAAAACAAACAAGGATCCTTGATCCCATAACCCTACCCAAAAAACACAAATATAAAGGAAATATCAATGATAATATAATCACATACGATAATCCCTATCTCAGATATAATCACCAAAAACAAACCTAAAATAAAATATCATTATAACAATGATAAAAGGAATCCTATATATAATCTACATAAAATAAAAATAACATATAAAAAAGGAATATCAAATAAAGGTATATATAAAATATGAAATACATATCAAATATACTATCAAATAGAAGCTATATAATAAGAGTATAACACGGGGGTGAAATTAAGCTACCAGCACGAAGGCTATCTCCTACTATCTAAACCATAGAGTTTTCAAGATTTAAGGCCCTAAAATTTGCATATGTGTTGTGTACATTTTTTCGAAAAATTAGGTCTGGGATTTGAGGATTTAGGGCCTTTTTTACCCTAAAACGTCAACTTAGCTCACTTTTAGCTCTTTTGACTTTTTTAACCCATTTTTTACAAACCTATCCAAAACATATCCAAAACTGTACTTTTTTTCGAGCACAAGTTAAAAATAGCCGGCTTTAGAAAAAAATATCAAACTCTCAACTTCAAGATTTTAGGATAAATTTTAGGGTTATCTATGGATAAATTAAAATCACAATCGAAGCTAAAAACAATGTCTTTTATTTATTAATCTAGAACATAATAGAGGGTAATCTTTCTAGTTACTTAGAATTAAAGTAAAATTTACTAGAGGTATGTTAAATTAAATATTTAATCGAAAGTCTGGGATTATGATAAAATCCGATGATTATTATAAAATGATTGCCCTGAATTCGATGATTTTAATAAATTTGGTTCAAGGATTCGATGATTTTTATTATAATCCCAGTCTAGGATTTATTAAATTCGATCTCTGATTCGAAGATTTATTATAATCCTTATTATTATATTATATATAATATATAGGATTATGTTCTGTGATCTGGGATTATTATAATCCTTGATTCGATGATATGTTATCATATTATATGATATTTGTGTTTTTTTGTGATCTCCGTTTTTTTCATAGCTCTTATTATATTATTATATATAAGGATATGATGATAATCCTTGATCTGATGTTTTATATATTATATATAATAGGTATATTATAGGATCTATGTAGTGATTTGTTTTTATTTTATGTTGTGTTTTTATTGTATATGTGTAGGCTTAGTTCTATGTATATGATTTATAGATCAAGGATCTGATGAAATTTTTTTTAAATCATAAGCTTATGATGGCCTTAAATCCTAAGCCTTTGTTTTTATTATATTATATATTATATAGGGTTTGATTATATTAATTTTGAAAAGATGTTTGTTTTTGGAGCTATATTGGAGCTTTGTGTAATTTTATGAGCATTATATTATATAATATATATAATAGGATAAGGATTATCTGTATTCAAGGATATTTTTATTTTTCGATGTGTTTTTGGGCTAACCAAGAGGGTATAGGATTTGGCTCAAGGCTCTAAGAATAATATAATAAGGCCTTAGATCATTGTGTCCATTTAATTCGATGTAAGGATTCAAGGCCTTATTATATACCATTGATGGCCCTAAGTTTAAATAATCCTTCGAAGTGAGCCTTAAATCATATCCTAAATTTTATATGCGTATTATATTATATATTATATATAATGATTATATTTGCATTGTAATATTAATCATATAAAAAATTATTGCTCTATGAACACAACAGATCAGTTATTTAATAACACAATCCTATTCCAGGATACAGAGAACATCGAAGGAACAGTAAAAAATGTTTATCTGAGACAATTCTTTTATGAATCTTTAGGAATGGATGATCCTAGAGGTTATAATCTTTGGTCAAAGATTTTTAATCGCTTTTCTAAAGTTGATTCTAGTATGGTTCGAATTTTACCTAATGATCCTGAGAAATTAGTTTGGTTCTTAGAATTATCGATTACAGATAACAGAGACCAAATTATATCAGAGAATTATGATAAGGCATTATCCTTCTATAAGGAAACATTAAATGAAATCTCGGATTACCTTGACCTATCTAATGCTTTTCAATATATAGGATTGGGTAATACGAAATTATATATCACATTCATAGCTGAAATTTAATGCTAGCCTGTTCGATACATCGAATACTAATTAGCTTATGAAAATAAATCTTAATCATACTCAATAGGGATATTACTCTAATCAAATCTGTATAAGGTAGCTCGCTTGGGATAAGTAGGCTACCTTTTTTATTTGTGTTCTTTTATCTTTACTTTGTAAAACCTGCTAGCTAAGGCCCTAATTCTTTGAGCCCATCCTACTTTCAGGATATCTTTATACGATATATTATATAAAACCTGCTAACCAAGCGCAAGGCCCTGTAAGCCCAAAAGGCCATAATAATCTCCATTGATGGCCTCGAGTCTAAAGATGGCCCTAAATAAAGGCCTTCAAAAACCAGCCAACTAAGGCCTTGATTTTTTAGGCAGGTAGGTAGGTAAGGGTGAAGGCATGGAGAAGGTGAGCAATGATTTTTTAATAAATAAAATCTATTTGTTTAATAGAAAAATTCAATAAAAATTTTTCTCAAAATATTTTTGTATTTAAAAAATCGGTTGTATATTTGCAATACAGAAAAACAACAAAATGTTTCACTTTTAAAATTAAAGAATCATGAATGCAAATGTAAATGAAAATGTGTTAGTAAATGAAGTAAACAACAATGTAGAAGAATCTGCAAAAGTTGAAAAAAAGAAAACACAAAAAACAACTGCAAAAAAGAGCACAAAAAAAGAAAGTGCAAAAGTAGAAAAAAAAGAAATAGAAAAACTTTCTTTTTCCAAACTACTCGAAACATTAGATACAACGGGATTGCATACAAATTCAGGTCTAAAGAAAGAGAATTTATATAACTCTTCTATTTATGCGGATTGTTTAACAGATAAAGATAAAAAGTCTGTTAGACGTAAAATCCGTAATCTTTTGGACAACTTTATCGGTAGTATTATTCGTTCAGAAAAGAATAAAACAATTTGCGAAAATCATTGCAAACAATTCAAATTATTTTATGAACAAGTTTATAGAATAAATGATTTTTCCGTAGAAAGTTTAGTTTCTAATAATACAGATGAATTAAAAAAAGAGAATTTAAAGAAAATGCTTGAAATTGTAAAAAAGAACTTGAAATGAAAAAAGAAAAAATAAAAGAGTGCATAATATTTGCACTCTTATTCCTTATATATATTTGGTGCTGTTGTAATTCATAAATAATAAAGAAAGAGTATATTTTTGTCCCCTATAAAATATACTCTTTTTTTGCTTTAATGGGCAACCCTGTTCCTTTTGTATTGACTTAAGATTTTATCGAAAACCCAATAAGGGATTTCCTAACTGATCCATTACAAAAATGTAATCCCTGTTCCTTTAAAATTTATATAGGATTTTTCAATAAAGCTTATAAGGGAAATCCTTGAAGCCCTTCTCCTTTAAAATTTACTTATGATTTTTCAATAAAGCTTATAAGAGATTTCCTTTGAATCTTTGGATCATATTATCCTTATATATCTTTTGTATTCATATGGGATTATCCTTTATTCTTTTCATATAATAGGATTACTCTGATGTTATCTTTTATTTCCCTTTTTTCATTGTTTGGTTTGGTGGGATTATCCTTTACTGGGATAAAAATATCTTAGGATTTCCTTTTGTGATTGTTTTGGGTGATCCCTTATTATCACAAGAAAGGCCTAAGATATTTTTATCTCAGGCCTGGGGATTATTAATCACTAAGGATTTTTTAATCTACTGGGCTCTTTCCAATTTTTAATGCGTACCCAGTAAATGAGAAATTATATCTACCAGTATTAACTGCAGTGATATCTACACTTTCAAGAAATAATTCGTTTTCTACCCATGGGTATCCATTTTTCATATCATTACCGTATCCCAGAAAGTATGAAAATAAACCTTCTGATAAATTATAAATACTTAATCCAAAATTGCCTTCTATGGGTATAGCATATGTTACGATTACTACCAAATCACCTTTATCGAAGCATCCATTGATTTCATCTAAGGCTGATTGGATACTATCCAAAGTGCAATTGACTTTTATGGAGAATGTGGATTTATCTGGAACCATAACCATCTTTCTAAAGGTTTTATTAGTATCCAACTTAGTACTGAAGATGGAACCTTTTCCTATTAATTTTTTGTACTTATCTCCAGATGAGATGCTTTCGATTCCCAATCTTAGGGCTTCAAAGGATGGGTTGCTTCCTGGGTCTACTCCTTTATTTCTCAGAGCATCCCTTAAACTTGTTTTTGCTTCGTTGATGGATGATGTTAATGATTGGATCCTTTCTTTCAATGTAGGCATAATACATGTGATTAAATTAATAATGTATTTTTATAGTATAAATACATTCGATCACATCACACAAGTAAAAAAAAGATGATAAAGTATCCCCAAAAGAGAAATACGCGAATGGATACAATAAAAAAATCCCTATCTACTTTCTCAAGCAAATAGGGATAAAAACCTGACCCATAAAATAAGAGTCCGTGATTACGTTTTTTTGGATCACGCTGAAAAATCAATTCTCAATTTTAAAAACATTTACCAAAACCTATTCGTTTATAGTTTCCTTCTGTAGACTTTCCAATAACTCATTCAATTTCATAGAGTAGCCATCTAATTCTTCTGTAGAATATGAATTATTAGGGATTCCCTTTTTAAAGTTTTCTAGTGCACTCTGCAATTTAGAAGCAGTATTTCCTAAGCAATATTCTTTCCAAATTCTTTTAGATTCACTTCCATGAACCAATATCGTGAACTGGGTTCCTTTTAAATTTAAAGGGGTCAAGGATTTGATCTTTCGATCATATTTGGGGTTTACGGATATCCCATTCGAAAGTAAGGCAGAATTTTTATTTACATCGATTACCTTACAGAGTTCACAATGTGATGGGCCTTTGATTAAAACTTCTTGATCTTTGGATAACAATTTGATGTTTTTATCCTCTTTTTTAACAGATTTCTTTTTCATGTGATTAATTTTTAATTGTGATATTGTATAGTAAACACATAATTTTACAGGGTATGAGCAATACTAATAGCATTTTTCATATACAAAACATATCAAATATGAAGCAATATAAAGTTTTGGGAGTATGCAATGGTCAAGGCATAGGATTATTCCCATTTAAGGGTGACAAAAGGTTCAAAATCTTGGGTAATTTAGAGGTTAGAGGGGTGTATTTTACCCCAAAAAATGAACAATGGATAGATAATTTCCCAGGTATACCTCTTTTCAGGGATTTAAATCGATGTAAAAATTACCTTGAAGGTAAAAAAGTACATATAATTGTCTCAAATCCAGCCTGCAGTGGACAATCCATCCTCAGAATCAGTAGAAAAAAGGATTTTAAATCTACCGAAGAGCAAAAGGCAGACCCTACAATGGTAAATTTTATTGAAAGTGTTCATCATTTTAAACCTCATGTATTTTTATTGGAAAACCTACCTAAATTACTAGAAGTAATCCCAGAAAATCAATGGGAAAAGGAAATATTCCCAGATTATAACCTGGTTTTTCACAACCATTCCGTTTCAGAATGGGGCAATTCTCAAATATCAAGGAACAGATTAGTAATAATAGGAGTAAAAAAGAGCTCTCTTTTATTCGAATTAGAGCAATTTCTTTTTGTTAAACAAATGAGAGCTCTTAAGACAACGCAAGATTTATTATTTAACCTTCCAAAGAATGGTAATATAATTGAGGATTTGGATAAAACCGTTTCAATGTTTCACCCAGATGATAAAAATAAAACCAAATTATCCCTGAAACAAGTACAAAGATTATGGACAAATGAGTTCAAAGATGAATGGAAATGGCCTTGGGTTAATTCTAAAGGATCTAGAGGAACATTACCTGGTGTATATAGAAATAAACCGAATGGTTATCCAATGACCGCTAGGAAAGCGGATAGACAGTTTAAATGGAATGGTTTACCAATGTCTCCAAGAGAACTTGCAAGGATAATGGGAATCCCTGATAAATTTAAAATTCACATCGAAGAAGATAGGAAAAATTATTGGATAAACAAGGGAAGGTTAATCGTTACTCAGACCTTCCCTTATGAAATCGGATTATGGTTTAAAGAATGCCTATTAAACCGTTAACAACATTCTAATTCGTGTTTCCAAAGTTGAACCATATTCCAATAATGGTCCAAATCGATATAGGGATTACCATCCCCAGAATTAATCAAGGGTTCCATATATTCTACCGCATCCTGAACCTTTTTGGAAAAAATACCTTGAGAACGAGAGAATTTTTTAATCAAAGCTTCTTTATCATCTTCTGCTCTTGCCATATTCAGGTTTGCAAGGCAAATAAACATATAAGATTTTGAAAGCTCATAAACCTTTCTTCGAATAATGATTGCTTCCTTTTCTAATTCTTCAGAAGTTTTTTTGTTGGAGGTGGATTTTTTTTTCTTCATGATTTTGTTATTTGATATTTTGGTGTGTCATAGTCATTTATAAAAACCAAAAGGATTTTGTGTACTGGTTCAACTGAAGTAACATTGAGAATCCTAAAACTAATTTGGAACGGAAGAACATAAACAAAAGGTAAGAAAAAATAAAAAAGAAAAAAAATCTTGATAAAAAAGAAAAGAAGCAAAAGAAAAAATTAATCTTTAAAAAGAAAAAACAAAAACCCACCAAAACACATGATAATATTACTATCATGTTTACATGATAGTAATACTACCATTTAGCTTTAGCTAAATGGTAGTTAATATTCTTTTAATTTGATAATTGGCTAATTGGTAATTGGCTAATGGCTAAATACCAATTTGCATAATACGAAAATCCTATGAAACACAGAGATGAAATTTTTTCATTGGTCATGGCAATCCTAATTTTATTTTCAATGATTGGGATTTCTTGGGTGACCTATAAAATCACAAAACGAAAATTTAAAAAGGAATCATCGAATAATTTCGAAAACCAAAAAACAGACACAGTTTATATCCCAGAGATTTTTACAATCCCTGAACCTTTCGAAATTATTATGAATCCTTCAAAGGTTGAAATTTATCGAAAGGATACAACTTCAAAGTATAATGAATTTTCCCTACGGGAAAAAGATTTGGTGTTGTTCACACCAAATCAATTAGACAGCTTGATTATTGATTTGAATTATTTGAAGAATCTTCCTATGAATCCAAAACTATTATCACTTGATTTGAATCAAAACCAGTTGAGCTTGGGATTATTGGATATTAATGGGATCACGTCTAGAATATCTTATCCATTAAACCTTCAGAATTATTCCTATAGGTGGAATGGAAATTCTTTAACAAGCAAAAAACAACCTAATTTTAAATTTTATCCAACCATTGGATATCAATATCGAATTTTAAATAATTTTCATGACATTGATCTCAAGTTAAATTTCAAGACTAAAGGATTTAATTACGAACTTGGGCTAAACGGATTTTACTATCCCAAATTCAAGAGTGATCCTGGATGGGATATCACAATCGGTTTAACCTACGAATTTTAAAAGAAGAAAAGGAAAATGGCGAAAAAGGAAATAGATACCTCTCATCTGAATGCCCAACAATTTAGAGAATTGGTTCAAGTACAAAAGGACGTCTTTTACTTCTCAACATTTGCTTATGTAGTTCACCCAGTAAGAGGTAAAACAAGGTTCCTTTTATACCCATACCAAAAATCAGTACTGTATTGCTTCCTAAAACATCGATTTAATATCATCTTAAAATTTAGGCAAGCTGGGATCACAGAATTGATTTCTCTTTATTGCTTATGGTTAACGATGTATCACCCAAACAAAAAGGTGAACATCATCTCCATCAAGGATTCTGTAGCAAAGAAGGTTTTAAAGAAAATCAAATACATGTACAAGAATCTCCCAGAACACTTAAAAGTTCCTATCGTAAATGGTAGAATGGGTGAGCTAGGAACAGCCTGTATAACAGGCGATACCATGATCCTTGGTACTAAAACTGATTTCCCAATTCAATCCATAGCTCCATCTGAAAAGGGTTATTTAGATGTATCCGGTTTGAATATAAGGGTTCTTACAGAGAATGGTACTTTTGAAAGGATTATGAAAACTTTCAATAAGGGTAAGCTAAAAACTTACACAATTGTAAATGATCGAGGGTTAACCCTGAGATGTACTCCAAAACATAAATTATTAACTACCAAAGGTTGGAAAACTGTAGGAGAGATCCTTAAAAACAATCTAACAGTGGTTTTTAAGGATACCAAAGAACTTGTAAACTTAGCTCCACCAAAGGTAGAGAAACCAGTTACGGAGGAGATAAGAGAAACTAATATACCCGGGTATTGGGTATCCAATCTTGGTAGGGTGTTTACTACTAAAACCAAGAAAGGTAAAGGTCACGGTAGGGATGGTATAAATCCCTATGGGACAGAACTAAGGGTAATGGTTACTATGGTTAATCGACATGAGAGGGTCAAATTAACATACAAAGGTTCTCGTCAAGTGTATTCTGTACATAGATTGGTATGGGAAGCTTTTAAAGGACCTATCCCCGAAGGGATGATTATTGACCATATCAATGGTAATGGTTGTTGTAATTGGATAACTAACTTGCAAGTGATAACCTATTCGGAGAATACCAGAAGGGCTTTTACTATGAATAGAGTCTTAAAACAGTCTGTTCGTCAAACAGAGACATTATCATATAAACAGATAGGTCGAGTAAAAGAGCTTTTAAAAAGGGATAAATACCTAAATAGAGAAATAGCCAAACGAGTAAGTGGTGGGGATAAAGACCTATTGGATCAGAAGAAAGTATCTCGTATCAGTAGGGGAAAAAATTGTAGTGATATATATATCAGTAAGATAACTAAGGTAGATACTACCCTAGAAACCATATATGACATGGAGGTAGAGAATTACCATAGTTATATAACTACTAATGGGTATATAAATCATAATTCTACAATTGAATTTATCAATGGCTCTTTCATAGAATCCATCCCAACTTCAGAAGAAGCAGGACGTTCAGAATCTCTTTCTTTATTGGTAATCGATGAAGCTGCAATTGTAAGATGGGCTTCACAGATTTGGTCTGCAAGTTTCCCCACACTTTCCACTGGTGGGAGTGCTATCCTAAATTCTTGTATTACTGGCAATACAAAAATCATTACTGATAAGGGTTTAATAAAAGTAAAAAACCTATGTCCAAAAACATTTGGGGCAGTAGATCTATCTTTTGTAAGTAATCTTCGAGTTTTAACCCATAAGGGTGAATGGAAACGAATTGTAGCTTCTGTAAATAAGGGTAAATTAGAGACTTGGAAAATTCAATCCGAGTATGGGACAATCTTAAAATGTACTCCAAATCATAAGCTTTACACCCTAAAAGGGTGGATGTCAGTAAAAGACATTATAGAAAATGATGAAAAGGTAATCTTATACAAAACTGGACTATCCGAATTGATAGATCCTCCAAAAATCATGTGGCCGGAAAAGGAGGAATGGAAATCAGTGAAAGGGTACCCAAATTATCAAGTATCTAATCGAGGGGAATTGAAATACCTTAGAGGTGGAAAGTGGCATAATAAAAATCTTAGGCCAAACAAGTTGGGGTATGTTCGAGTAACACTTCATAAAAATAACTCTTCTAGACACTTTAGGATGGCAGACTTGGTAATCTCCCACTTTACTAACTTAAAAGTGGGCAAGGATCAAGTTATAGATCACATAGATTGTGTACCCTATCATAACTGGGTAACAAATCTTCGAGTCATTTCTCGAAAAGAGAATACTAAAAGGGCAAACCTTTATTCTTATGGATTAAAGCTGGGTACCAGGGTAGGTAAAGGGTTTACTGATTTGGACTCTATTGCTACAGTCCTTAATGGGACTGAAACTGGAGAGCTAGAAAAACTGGGAACTTTAGAGTTTATTAAGAATAACCCAACAATATTCGGTTCAATGTCGATAGAGTCTTCCAGATCCTATATAGCTAAGGTTAAAAGAGGTGACAAGGGACATCAGGTAAAATTGTCTAAACTAAAAGTTTTACGGAAATTTAAGGCTACGATATATGATATCACTGTAGAAGATCACCATAGTTATATAACATATAACTTCAGTAAAACTCGGAAAGGCCCACAAGAAGAGTATAATTTTATCAATAAGAATACCCCCTATGGAATTTCTGGCTTCTATCACTCAAAATGGGTTGAAGCGATTACAGATTCTGATTCTCCTTTTCATCCTATCCGATTATATTGGAAAATGCATCCCGAGCGAGATCAGAAATGGTACGATACAATGTCCAAAGCTTTGGGCCCAAGAAGAACAGCTCAAGAGATTGATGGTGACTTCCTTTCTTCCGGTAGTACTGTATTTGACCTTACAGATATCAAGGCAATCGAAGACACTTTATCAGAGTATCCAGTAATCGAAACAAGATTCAATGGTCAGTTAAGAATCATGGATAAGCCAAAACAGGATGTAAGATACTTTATTGGTGCTGACGTTGCTACAGGACGTTCTAATGACTACTCCGCTTTTACTTTGGGTGATTCTAATGGAGAAGAAGCTGCAGTATTTAAAGGGAGAATTCCAGTAGAGAAATATGCTAAAATCTTGGGCAATCTGGGAAAAGAATTCAATTGGGCAACAATTGCCCCTGAAACTAATGATATTGGTTTGGCAGTAACAACTTTACTTCAAACCGAAGGATATCCTCAATTGTATTATCATAAAAAGCTTCTCAAAAAGAAAGGAAAGTCAAGGCCAGAAGTAGAACAATATCCTGGATGGATAACCACATCCAAGAACCGATCCCTAATCATCGACGGATTGGAAGAAGATATCCGAAAGGATAACATCACAATTAAGGATCCATTCTTTGTTCAAGAGGCTTATACCTTTATCTATGATTCAATAGGCAGGCCAGTAGCAATGGGTAAACACAACAGAAACAATCAAACCTCAGACATTGATATGAATGAGGAAACTTATTCGGATGATAGTATTTTTGGTAAAGCAATATACAATCATGTGAGGAAGAATTACAAACCTTCATTGATAATTCAACCTAAATAACAAAATATATGGTATTACAATCAATTGGGAATTGGTGGTTAAACTTAATTGGTGTTCGGAGGGATGATTCGAATGCCTATAAGGATAAACCAAAGTCTGACCCCAATCCAAGAACAACAGCCCCTATCCCGCCTGGTAGGGTTTCTGTGTCTAATGATACTACTGATATGTTATCTGTATTAAAGGGAGAAGCTGACTTTGTTACTCCTTCTTTTCGTACAGAAATCATCCCACTTATCAGAAGCCTTTATAAGGTTAACCCGGATGTAGGTATAGCTGTTCAGGATATGTTTAAGTTGGGGAATACGAAACATTTTATCGAATTCCCACATAATACTCCGGAAGAAGCTTTAAAAATGAGAAAACATCTCCATGATGTTTCTAAAACCTGGTCTAACTATACAGCTGGTATCTTTGGCTTAGTAAACAAGATGTTTGTTCAAATGCTTGTTTCTGGTGCCATGAGTATGGAAGCAGTACCAAAAAAAGACCTATCTGGGATTGAAAGCATTATCTTCATTAAACCAGAGGACATTGTATTCCAAAGAGATCAAAATGGTAAATATCGACCCTACCAATTGAATAAAACTTGGAATCATGGTAAATCAGAAAGGTTAATTGAACTTAACCTAAATACCTACATCTACCTTTCAATGTTCAATGATACTGATGAACCTTATGGGATTCCAACTTTCATGGCTGCATTGGATTCATTAAAGACCCAATCAGATATGAAAATTAATACCAAGCATATTATGGAATTGGTTGGTATGATGGGATTCTTAGAAGCTAAAATGGCAAAGCCAGATATATTACCAAATGAAAATCCTAAAGCTTACGAAGCCCGATTAAATCGAATGCTTCGGGAGTTAAAGGTTAACACAAGGGAAGGATTAAAAGATGGTACTGTAGCTGGCTTTATCGATGATCATGAATTCAAGTTAAATTCCACTACCAAGGATATGAGTAACTTGGATAAACCCTGGAACATGAATCAACAATCAGTGGCTAATGGTTTGGGTATTTCTGGTTCTCTTATTGGGGTATCCAATGACAACAAAACAGAGGGTGGAACAAGTATCATGTTCTCCAAAATGATCTCTCAGCTTGCGAATTTACAAGAATTTGCAGTTTATGCTCTTGAATTTATCTATTCACTAGAATTGAGATTAGCTGGACTCCCGAATAAAGGATGTAAGGTTAGATTCTTTACTTCTACGATTAATGATGAAGTCAAAATTCAACAGGGTAAAGAGTATAAGATTCGCAATCTTAATTCTCTATATGCAGCTGGTATCATTAGCCAAGATCAATATGCCTTCGAAATGGGTTATGAAAAACCCAATGAAAAGGAACCCAGAGTTCCATTAAACAAATTAGAAGATGGTGATGATGGGGCTAAAAAACAGAAAAGGGAAGCTGATAAGGATAAATCCGATAGATCACAAAGGGATAAGTCCAAAACAGTTCCTAAACGAAAAGATGGTGACACTAAAGAAAGGTAAATATTATGGGACAATTTAAAAAAGGGAAACAGGATACCATAGTAATTGGAGAAGGCCATTCTCTAATGCTTGGGCATATGCCAAACTCGATTCCTTCAGATGCCTATTCAGAATTAAACTTTGGCTTAAACAAGTCTGGGATAGAGAGTTATGGTTTTTGGAATAATTCCATTAATTATAACACATTTTATCCGGGAGTAACCCAAGAGGAATTTATGCCTAAGGATACTGATTTCATTGAACCAGTTTATCGATTGCTTTCCGAGGTAATCGTAAACAAAGAATGGAACCCAGTAGACTTCAGTCGTAATGGAGCATTAAAAGCTTCATTAAAAATGTTGGTAGGGCAAACAGTTAACTGTGATCATTCAACTGATGTAGCAAATGCAATTGGTAGTGTAAAACAAACTTTCTGGCAAGAATCCTTTAAACAGGATGGCATCGTAATCCCTGCAGGAATTAACGGGGTATTAAAAATCGATGCTAAGGCAAATCCCAGACTTGCTAGAGGGATATTAATGGACCCACCCAGCATTCATTCCAATTCAGTATCTGTAAGATTCATTTGGGATAAATCACATCCGAACTTGGATGAAGATGAATTTTGGAGTAAACTGGGTACATACGATGAAAAGGGTAATCTGATTTGTAGGGTAGTAAAGGAAATCATATCATATTACGAAACTTCTTTGGTATCTCACGGTGCTGACCCATTTGCCCAGAAAATCGATGAAAATGGGAATATCAATGATCCGAAATTTGCTTCGAAACAAAGTTACTCGGCAAACCGAGGTAATGATATCGAATATTATTTCATGGATTATAAAAAACTCATAGATACTGAGAGTATTAACAATACTACGGTATTTAATATGAAATCCGATAATTCATCTGATCATTCAAACAACAAAAATTCTATCAATATGAAAGAAAAGGAATTGCTTGCCCTCTTAGTAGGTACAGGTATGTTAACACTTGCCGAGGGCAAGGAAGTTAACCTTGACAACATTAAAGAGGCAGTTACTTCATTGGTAGCTTTGAAAAATTCTTTGGAAACTCAGGTAGAGGAATTGAATAATTCCAAAACTGGTTTGGAATCCAAGGTTACTGAGTTAACTGCTAAGGTAACAGAATTGGAAAACTTAGCTCAGGTCAACAGAGTAATGGCAGAACTGGGAGCCAATTATTTGAAGAGCTTGCAGGAAAGCACAGTAGAAACCTACAAAAAGATCTATGGTGAAAAGGCTGATGAAGCAATTGTAACCTTGATCACTGGGACTTCCGATGTTGCTCAGCTAACTGCATTAAAGAAAACTTATGATGCAGAACTGGAAAAACAGTTCCCTTTAACTTGTTCTGCATGTGGCTCTCACGATGTAACTAGAGCTTCTTCTCAGGCTGAGGATGAAGAAGGTACTACCTCTACAGACAAACCCAAATCTCTTCAGGACATTGCTCGCAACATAGCAAGCAACAAAAACAAAGGGTCAATCATTTTTAAATAATCTCTAAAAGTCAATCAATATGGCAGACTTCACTAAATTCGGAGGAACTACTCCTCGAGTGGTGATTTACAAAAGTGAATCCCACAAATTACACCAGGCATTTCCTGTAGAAGATTCCGTAAGTATTTATGCTGGAAACCCGGTAGCAATTACCTCTGAGGGTAAAATTGAATTGCTGACAAAAGCTAATGAAGCTAACTACTTGGGAATCGCAGTTACTGATAACACTAACCCAGCTTACAAAGAATCAGCAAATGCAGGTCCCGTGGAAGTAACAGTTGCTGTTCAGGGTTTCATGATTATCAATGCAATCTCAGAAGCCGCTTTAAATGCGGGTCCAGTAGAAATTGGTACTGGCATGGATGCTAACCATTTCACTAGGTTCAAAGCTTTCACTCAGGCTGATGCTGCTGCAGCAACTCGTCCCGTGAATTTTATCTCCCTGACAAAAGCTACAGTAAAAGATGAGCTGATTCAGGTATTATGTAAATAACAAAAAGAACAGAAAGATATGTCTGAAAAAAAATTAATGAAAGAAAACTTGCTCAAGGAATTGCCCGAAATGGGAAAAAATCTTGATGCAATCAGAAAAGGTACGAATACCGAATTATCTGCCGATATCTCAATGGCAGAAGTAGTAAACGAAAGATATGGGATTTCAATGGATCAGTATCTCTCCATTTTGGGTATCGATACAAAAAAAGATACATTGCAGAACCTTTTCACAATGCCTGATCAGTCAGTTCGTTGGGTAGTCCCAGAAATCATCCGTGCTGCTATCACATTGGGTCTTCGTCAGGCTCCATTCTATCCAAACGTCATTGCTGGTGATCAACCGGTAAATGGTTTGCAGGTAACTATGCCGTACATCAACATGTCTGATGCTGCTCCGGCAAGAGTAAACGAAGCTGAAACAATTCCGTTGGGAACAATCTCTTACGGACAGAAACAAGTTTCTATCTTCAAAATCGGTAAGGGTATCAAAATTACTGATGAAGTTAAAAACTACGTTTCTCTGGATGTGATGGGAATCTTCCTTCGTGACTTCGGTATTCAGTTGGGCTATGCAATGGATAACCTTGCAATCGACACTGGTATCAATGGTGACAAAATCGATGGCTCAGAATCCGCTCCAGTTATCGGAGTAGGTACAACTTCAGAAGGTATCCAATATCGTGATTTGCTTCGTATTTGGATTCGTGGTTCTCGTATGGGCCGTAACTTCACATCAATGATTGGAGGAGAAGACGAAGCATTGGATATCCTTGATTTACCCGAATTCAAGGTAAGATCTAACGGTACTACAGAAGCTACTCTGAATCTCCATACTCCAGTACCTAACCGTGCAGACTTCTGGATTCATGGTGGTATCCCTGTAAATCAGTTGATGCTTATCGATAAAGCTGCTGGTATGATTAAGCTTACTGCTCAGCCTCTGATGTTGGAATCCGAAAGAATCGTTTCCAATCAGACTGAAGCTATGTATGCTTCTCTTACTACTGGCTTCTCAAAAATGTACAGAGATGCAATCGTTATGTTGGATTCCAGCAAGGCATTCTCTTCCAATGGATTCCCAGAATATATGAACCTGGATCCTCTGATGTCAGTAAATCTGGAGTAATTTCCTTTTTCTTCGGTCTTTTTCTATCTCATCCCAGCTCATACATTTTCATGGGCTGGGATTTATTACATAACAACATATAAAAATAATTTAAGATATGAAGTATTTGAAATTAGGCGATAACGCAACCTCATTCTATGATATGGGGACTGGCCTTAAAATTTCCGGTAAAGATGTAGTTGCTGTAAACGAAGCCTACATTAATCAAGGTAAAAGAACAAGAAGAGCTCTTCATGGTGGTCATTTGATTTATGCAACCAAAGAAGAGTATGAAGAAGCTAACGGTGTAAAGGCAGAATCCGAAAACAACACCGTAGAAAGCCTTTCAAAGAAATTCTATAATCTCTACCAGTCTGGGAAATCAACAAAGGAATTAGCTGATGCTTTCAATAAAGCTCAGTTGGTGAAGATTGCTGAAGCTGCGGAATTGGAAGTAGAAGAAGCAGATACAAAATCCAGTTTGGTAGAAGCCATCATCGAACAGATCGAATCCACCGATGAGGAAACTGATGAAGAGTAAACCTCTCTCAACATACTCAATATAAATTCATAATGGGGCGAATGCCCTAAAAGTCCTAAAAATATGGTAACAAATTTTTCATTCCAAAAAAACGGGTTATCAGTATCTTTTAGAGACCTTTCAACCGGAGTCCCAGATGGTAGTACATATCACTGGGACTTTGGCGATTTTAAAGGGTCCGAAGAGAGAAATATTACCCATGAATATGAAAGCTCTGGGTTTTACATAGTGACCCTTAAAATCACAACTCCTGCAGTTGGAGAAGAAGAACCCCAAGTAGGTGAAAAACAATTAAGGTTAGGAATTAGTGATATGTCCAAAACACAACTCTCGGATTCAATATATAACCTTATCAATTCCTATATCCCAGAAAGTTTACTTCCTTACCTTTCAGATATCGACAAACAAGCCTACATCGAAAAATGGCAATTATATATCCAACCACTTGTCTGTCGACCCTGTGGAAAAGAAATCCCATTAGAAGAATATAACAATGAGCTTGCTTATGAAGCTCTAGAAAACCAATTAATAATGGAGTTATCCGCTTATGACTTCCTTACAGTGGGAATCATTAACATGATGAGATCTGCTACGGATATAATCCAAAACGAAACAAATAGCTCAACACAAAAACCCGGAGAAGGAGAAGGTGGAGAAGCTAATGCAAACCAAAGAGTAAAGGCAATCACAACAGGCCCAACAGAAGTTCAATTCTACGAAGGATTATCTGGAGACTCAGCTTCATCTTTGGCTAAAACAATTACAGGAGCATTACAACCTGGAGGAGTAATTGATACATTAAAGGCTAACCTATGTATGCTTGCGGGAAGGCTATGTATTTATCTCCCAATCTGTAATCAACCCAGAACAACTAAAGTTCCTAAGGTTGTTAATCGAAGAAAACCTGGACCAATCGGAGGTCCCAATCCAATCAGTATATTAAATCCTTCAAACATTTAAAGCTATGGGTATATTTATTGGATATCCCAGTTTCATGGCATATCAAATGATGAAAGGTAAAAAAGGTAACAATGATGGGTTTCCATCTATTCCTGGCATGATTGCAAGATATTCCGCTTCTGGTCTCACCAATGAGCAGATGGCTACCAATCCTGTATGGGCAGATAAGACTGGTAATGACCATGGCTTGCAAATGAAGAATTTCGCTTGGAAGGAAGGATCGGGTATTAGTGATATTTACCCCGGTGCACTCGTCTTTGACGGAGTAGACGATTGGGCGGGATGTGACAACTTGCCATTATTGCCTAAAGAAAAAGGATATAGTATTATTGCATTGAGGAATTGGATAACACGATATGATGCAACTCAATATAAAAGACCTTTAATATCAAATCTTAACACAAATGATGAAGGCGCTTTTTTAATGGAATATAGAAAGGATGAAAATGTAAATGACGTTACGGGATCTTATAATAGTTTTACAGATGTATATATTGATGATAATAACCCTATTACATGGCAAACATCAAGTAGTTACAATGGTCAAATAATAAAAAAAGGAACATCTAAATCTACTAATAAGCTGTGTATTTGTAAAACTTATTTTGGCCAATTAAGTAATTATGCCAATGCTGCCATTTGGGAAATAGTCATTCTCGATCACGATGCCACCGAAGAAGAACTGACCAAGATCAAAGACTACTTCGTTAAAACCTATCCCTGGCTCTTTCCCGACCAGGCATGTTCAGATGGTAGGGCCTATGATCGTAATTGGAATGAAATACTGGCAAATACAGGTAATGTAGTTGGTTCTGGTGGTACATTGGAGGTAATCGAGTAGTGGTGGTAGGTTTGATCGAATAGCTTTTAAGAACCTTGCAATTTATCCAAGAATCCTCTCCAAAGACGACTGTATCAAAGCCTACAACTACCTCCAAACCCTAAAAGCAAAGTAACATTAAAAATTAATTGGATATGAAATACGCAATTGTAAACATCGTATGGGCAAAGTCCCACGGAATAGAAGTCCTACCGGAAATGAGGACAAGTGTAGATCAGAGCAAGGTAATCTTGCATGAAGAGTTTATATCACCTTTCGGCGACGAGGAATTTCCGAAATATGAATCTACGGACCCGGAGTTTATAGATCTGCTGGCAAGCGAAGAATGGGCTTTGCCGGAAGGTGTAGAGATTAACAGGGAATTTAGCCGGTTACTGGCTCTTGACCAAATGGACAAGGAGGCTACCGAAAAGATCAATACATATGACCTTTCCCCGTCGGAAGCCTTACAGGTTAAAGATCGATACCCCAAATGGAAAATAGGTATAGACGTTGTTAAAGGACACAGATACCAATATGGTGGGGATCTTTGGGAAGTATTGCAAGGTCACAAAACACAGGAAAATTGGAAACCCTCTTTGGAAACAGCCTCCCTTTGGAAACGGGTTGATGAAGAACATGCAGGGACAAAGGATGATCCTATTCCTTATGCACCCCCAATGGAAATATTCAAGGATAAGTATTATACCCAATCCAAGGTATTATATAAATGTATAAGAGACAGTGGTCAACCATTATCTCATAATCTGCCTGATTTAGTAGGAAACTACGTAGAGAAAGCTTAATCCAAATCTATGGCATTCTTAGTTAACGATTCGATATGGAAAAAATATAAGCATATCGTACAAAACTTCATTGACCAAGATGCAGGGTTACAAGAAGTGATTTGGTTAAAACATATTCAATATCCTTTACCATTTGGTGAAGATGATGATGAAAATAATTATGAAAGAATCCCTCTCCAAGCTCTAATCAATTACAATGCTTTCAGAACATGGCCTTTAAATGTAGGTACACCTTCTGGTGAGTTGGATGAGATTAACTGTGCTATGTTAGTCTCACAAAAACAGCTTGTAGAAAAAGGGCTCACCAATAATAAGGGATATTGGACATTTGATGCTGCATTAGATAGATTCATTATTAATGGTGAATTATACATCTCAAAAGGTGATACTCAAGTAGCCCAGGCAAAAGATGAACCTATAGTATTTCAAGTATTACTCAGAAGACAAGAAGATGGCACAGATACAACGAATTAAAACTGGTGATACAAATTGGGGAGATGAAGCAACCAAGCTAAACACCAATTTCAACCAGTTAAATCAAAATAAGGTAGAGGTAGTTCCAGGCTCAAGGTTAATCACAGAAGAAGAAGCTCAGAAGTTAAATGATTTACAGAACTTGGAACAACCAAATTTAAACGAAACAAATCAGGATAGTTTTGCTTATGTAAAGGGCCAAGAAAAAATCCAATCGATTATGAAGGCCCAAGAATTACAGAATCCCCCTGCTTCATCAACATTAACCTATCAAGTAAACGGTGAAACTTTCAGTTATAAAATTGGTCAATTTGTAAGGGCAATCGTAGATGGAGAGCCCAAGATTTATCAATTATATAACATTGTAAACGGTTCTGCTGTATGGAAAGAAACAAACACTGGTTCTGGTGGTGGAGGTGAAGTTTCTGGGTATGCCGAAGGATTCAGTTGGTACGAATTAACTAATCCTGGCCAGTAACTGGAATAACATTAAGTAAATCCTTAGTAACATATACTTGGGATTCCTCAGGTAGGACTGGTACTGTGGATTGTGATAACGAACTTCATAGTATACAATTTAATGGAGGATAAAAAATATGAGTATAATAACAAAAGGTGCAAATGGTAGGCTTATCCATGGATGGACTAAGGAACAAGCCGACCAAGAAATAGAAAAAGGGGTATTATCCCAAAGTGATGTGATCTTTTTGGATAGTACCAATCAAATCTATGCTTTCAAAAAATTTTGGGGAAGCTCAGGAGGTACCTCAGAAGAATTCCTTGATGTTACAGCTATATTTGACCTTATGGGCCAACAAGGAGGTAACCTTTCCAATGAAAATGTAGCTGCTGTTAGAAAGGCTTTTCAGGATCATGTTTCCACTGGGTTTATTTCTATTGATACGGTAGTGGGAACTGGGTATGTACCCATGGAGATCATTAAACTTCCAGAGTCAGCTGTTAGTGGTCACGAAATTTACCGTATAGTAATATCAATCCTCTCTGTAGAGGGTAGTTCCCAGGCTCAACATGAAATGTCGGGATACGCTGATAATATAGTTGCTATTGTTTGTGATGCTACTTCTAAGTCGTATGAAGTTACTATTGGAGCAATGGCATTTAAAATCGATGGTAAAGGTAATAAGTATTTAGCTGATGATGGAGTTTATCATGAGATCAATGTTGATACAACTGAGATCACAAATAAACTTAATACATTAACTTCTGATGTTAACACATTAAAAACAGATGTAGCCAATTTAAAAACCGAGGTTAACGGTGCATCGGCTGCCTTAACAGAATTGGAAGAAGCTTCGAAATAAATAATCTTCGATAAGGGTAACCCAGTAGTAGGTAACGTTACATTAATGTAATATTACAATACTACTGGGTTTTATTATGTAAACATACTTATTCTAAGGATTATGGCTAGAAAACAACGTAGTTCCATTAGTGTTTACATGCCTCCCATTCCTAAAATCGAAATCCGAAATATGGGGAACTGGGTAAAGGTAGAGAATGGGTTAACACATCTTCAGCCTGCTATTCAACATGGCTATGATATTGGGGTTGCCAAGTTTTCAGATAAACTCATTAGAATAATCCGAAAGGCAATCCATACACATAAACCCCCAGCAGGTTCTGGAGTTCAATGGGCTCCATTAAAAAGGAATCATGATGGTGGGATATATTACCTTAAAGGTGATTATTATAAAGCTGTTGGGGTTTATAAATATCGAAACAGAATCCTGGTTGGTATGCCTTCTGGAACAAAACATTACAGTGGATTAACTTTAAACCAGCTTGCTATCATATTGGAATATGGGAACGAAAATATCCCTGCCAGGCCTTTATGGAGACCATCACTTAAAAGTGCAGGGGGTCCTAAAGAACTTCGAAATATCCTAATGAAGGAAATCCGAAGATCCATTATGACAAGGACTGGGTTAAAGGCAAATCAAATCCGAGGCTTATGGTAACATCACAAGAAATCATCGAGAGGTCATTTTATATGGCCCTTATGGAAAACACTTTAAGATTAGGATTAACAGTAGACCCTAATCTCTATGAGAAAACGAAAGAGAGCATGGCTCTTTACCAACAAGCTGTGGAAGAAGTAAAAAAGAACAAAAGCAAATTCATTCAAATCTTTGGTGTAGGCAATAGCCAATCCAAAGGTATGAAAGAAAGCTTTCCTCGAATCGTAGTAGAATCCGAAGGATTCGCTCCCGGTGGGATAGGTTTAAATCGATTTCACAGAGAGAAACAAGGAAATAAAGGTTATGTGGTTAGTGAAACTCCTTTCGAGGCAATTGACCAATATATAAATGTAAGGTTAGTTTCCAAAAATTCAGAAGATCAACGATTACTAAACCTTATCATGAATTCCTCAATTCCTCAGAGAGGTTATTTAAAACCCTATATCTATGAGAGGGCTCCATTCGATGGGAACATTTTTGTAATTGCTTCTAATTTCTATGATAATTCAAACGATGAAAGAGGGATCATAGAAAAGGTATATACTTGGGAAATCCAAGATACCTTACTTCAGCCACCAGTTGAAGTTGGTAGTGAAACACCGATTAATGAAATTAACATTGATATCTTTAATAAGGATACAGAACAACCACTTAAGGATAACATCCACATTCCATAGTCGAAACTCAGATTAGGAGGAAGGAGGTGATGAATCATTTCATTTCTCCTTCCTTTTTTTGTTTATATCGAAACATTCTTTAATCTCTAATTTATTAACAATATGCCTACAAGTCCTAAAGTTGACTTCACAGTCATTAACAACAATGTTGCAAGCATTACTCCTAACAATGGTATTGGATTTGTCCTTGCAAGAACAACTAAGGGCCCTTTCTTTGATGCTTCAAAGATAATCAAGAGCCCTGCTCAATTTGCAGAGGTATTTGGTTCCGAGGTAGTTCCCGATGGTTCCATTTCAAACATTTCTCGTGCATTAAGCATGGGAGGACAACTTCGAATCTGTCGTATTGGTCACTTAAACCAGGGTAAAGTAGATGCAGTAAAGGGTACAGTGCTTGCTGGTAAGGTTTCTGGCAATGCCTATATTTCGGATACTGGTGAAACATTGAACCTGGAATTAACCGGATTCGATGCAAAGGTTATCACTATCCAGCTCAAACTTGAAACAAAGGAATACGGAGGGGATATCCAAAGTACTAACGGTAAATTTATGGTTGTGTTTACACAAGTAGGAAATCGAGTAATTTCTAGCTTGTATAATACGAATGCTAAAGATAATCTTACTTCTGCATTCCTGGTAAATACTAATCCAGTACTTTCCTACAAGAATGGTGATGGTACTCATCCAATCTTTATCGATACAGCTCTTTTCAAGAACTTCCTAACTGCAGACCCATATTTCGATGTAACAATCGCAAAAGTATTAGTGGGCTCTGATCCTTCCCAGGATTACTCAACAGTCCAGGATGTGATCAATCTTTTGAATGATGCTCAGAAGGTAAACAACACTACTCTTGCTATCAAGAGTACTAATACTGCTCCAGTAATATTGAGTGCTGATAAACCCTTGTATTACCTTGGTACAGTAGGTAATGCAGGTATTACTCCAGTAGCTACAGACTGGGTTCAGGGATTCGAAGTTATGAAGGATTACTCAGACTTCTATATGTTCTTCGCTTCTCACATCCATCAGCATTTATCAGAAGCTCAAGCGGTACACCAGGCTGGGTATTCTGCTGCTGATTTAACCAAGAATGCCACCTATGCTATTGAAATCCCAAAAGTAAACACAACTAAGGCTACGATTTTAAAGGCAAAACAGGATATAGGAATTAACTCAGAGCATGTTGCCTATTTCGCTGGAGGTCTGAGATTGTATAACCAAGATGGTATGCTTATGGATTCCGATGTATTGGGTACTGTATTTGGGTTGTCTGCTCAAGCTGCTACAGAATGGGGACCCTGGTATTCATTTGCAGGCCAGAATCGAGGAATCGTTGGTGATGGCAATGGACCAGTAGCTGAAAACTTTGGTAGCCCTGGAAGATATGATGATCTCAATGAATTGGCTGCTGAAAGTATCAACATCTTTGTTATCAAGGAAGTTGCTTCTGGAGGTAAAGCTACATTGTTATGGCATAACTTCACTTCCACGATGCTTTCAAATTCTGAAAGATTCCTGAATGTAGAAAGGTTGATTTACTACATCAAGAAAGTTTTGAGACCAATCATGGAACGTTATTTGGAAGAACCCAATAACTTCGAAACTTGGAGTAAGATGTATTTGGAAGTAGATCCTTATTTCCAGGATCTTCAGAATCGAAATGGAGTTCATTCGTATGAATGGCAAGGTGATCAATTCGCAACCTCTTTTGATGATTTGCAGGTTAACAACGAAAAGGATGTACGTCAGGGTAAGTATAAAGCTAACCTGGTTATCAAAGAAGTTGTTGCTTTGCAAGAGATTAACATTGGAATTGTGCTGGATGCTTCTTCTGGTGCAATTAATATCGAACAAGCTTAAATCAAAAAGATATGGCAAAAGTTTCTAATCCCAGAAAAAAGTTTCTTTGGCAAATTACATTCGTAAAACATCCATTGAATCCTTACCTGTTTCAGAATGTTACACTTCCTGAAATCTCTATTGACCAGACAGAACATGGGGATATCAATTACAGTGTTAAAACAGGAGGTAGAGTACAAGTAGGTAATCTTACTTGCCAGAAATTGGAATCTACTTCAGGTTCAGATGTATGGATGTGGAATTGGCTTATGTCCGTCCAGGATTTGTTAGTGGGGGGAGGTCTTACACCTGATCAGTATAAGGAATCAGTTAAGATCGATGAATTAGCTGAAGATGGTAGTTCAGTACTTAACTCTTGGATTTGTACTGGAGTTTGGCCTTGCCGAGTAAATGGTCAAAATCTGGACCGTATGAGTTCGGATAACACATTGGAAGATTTGGAATTCTCAGTTGATCAAATCGAGAAAATTTAAAGTGTAGAAAACTGAACAGAGAACGAGGGGTTGTGAAATCCCTCGTTTTTTCATAGTAACAACATATAAAAAAACAGAAAAGATGGAAACATTAGTAAACAGCAATGCTATGAAGGTAAACCTCCCAGATATGAATTCTTATGTTTATATCCGAGAACAGAATGGTGAGGATGATGATATTCTATCGAATCCCATAAAATCAGAAACACTCTCCAATTTTTCTGAGTTCATCTCAAGGATTGTAGTAGATACCAATCTTACTCCAAACAGAAAGCTCACAGAACAACAGGCACATGAATTACCCTGTAATATTCGGTATGCAATATTGATTGCCTCTAGAATCTTTTCATTGGGCCAAGTAATGGAATTCGAGTATACCTGGCCAAATGGGGATAAGATTCGGTATGAGCAGGACCTTAAAGAACTTCTCTTCGATGATTATCATCAATCCCCAACAGAAGAAGAATTAAATGCAAAGCCTTTCGCAGTTCCATATTACCCCTTTGGAAACACAAAGAACTTCACCATAACACTCCAAAGCGGAAAAGAAGTTTCATATTCTTTGTTAACTGGTAAAGGTGAAGCAATGATGATGAACACTCCAGTTAAAACTAAGAACCTGGAATTAAAAGCCAGAGACCTTAAATTAAAGGTGGGTGACAAATGGGAAACAGTTCAAAGCTTTGCATTATTTTCACCCAGGGATATGGCAGAAATCAGAAAATCCGTTGCTGAGAATGACCCATATTATACTGGGCTTATTGAATTGGAACATCCAACAAAAGGATACAAAGCTGGATTCTCTATTATGGGTACTCCTGATTTTTTTTATATTGCGGGGTATTAGAGGATGAATTAGCTTACATCAACAGAGCTAAAATCCAAATAGATTATCTCACCCTATACAAACTCCCTCTTTCAAAAAGAAAGAGACTTCTCGAAAATGCTGATCAGTATTTTGCTCAGCTTAAAAAATTAATGAAATAATGGTTTCACTTAAACTATAGGAGGACTGCCTTATTTTCACTTCAGGGTCCCCAAATCAGGGACAACTACAAATCGGTATTGCTTTGGTATTGGAGGATAGATTTTCCAATCAAGCAAGAGAATCCTCCAAAGAAATCCGAAGACTACATCAAGAGGCTAAAAATATAACCAATGCTAACCTCAATGCTGTTAATAGAATGGCAACAGCGGGAATGGCAATTGGTAGTGCAGCTGCCTATGGTATAGGTGAAGCTGTGTTACAGGGAGCAAAATTTATTGATACAATGACCTTTGTAAAAGCAATTGCAAAGGATACAGGTACAGACTTTTCGCTTCTTTCTCAAAGAGCTAAGACTTTAGGTAAAGATACAATGTTTACCTCACAGGATATTGGCTCCGCGATGCAATATATGGCAATGGCAGGACAGGGAACAACAGAGATATTTAATAATATCACTGCTGCAGCTGACTTAGCCAATGCTACAATGTCAGAACTCGGTGGAAAAGGAGGAGCTGCAGATATCATGACCAACATCATGAAGATGTTTATGATTGATTCTACAGAAGCCAATTCTACTCGAGTTTCTGACGTTTTAACAAGAGCAGTAACTAGATCAAATACAAATCTGTATGATTTGGGTGAAGCAATTAAGTATGCTGGTACTACCACTACAAACTTAGGAGCTACCCTGGAACAAACTGCTGCTGCAATTGGAGTACTTGGTGATGCTGGTATCCAGGGTTCAATGGCTGGTACTGCATTAGCTAATGCTTATCGATATTTATCGAAATCCATTGGAGACCCAAATTTCAAAGGTGGGAAAGCTTTAGCTGAATTAGGATTATCAAAATCCGATTTTATAGATGCTAATGGCCAGCTAATCGATTTAGGCTTAGCATTACAGAAGATTGCTAATGCAAGTAGAGGGCTTGGAGAACTGGATCAGTATAACTTATTGGTTAATATCTTGGGCGTTCGAGGTGAACGAGCTGGTTCTACAATGATCAGAGCATTTCAAGGTTATACCAATCTTCTTGATGAATTAAATAATAATTCTCAGGGAGTTGCTGCTTCTGTTCGTGAGCAAAGAATGGCTTCATTGGCTGGAGCTATAGAAACCGTACAATCAACTTGGGAGAACTTAACTACTTCTTTTGCTGAATCTCTGGGACCGACTTTAACACCCTGGTTAAGAGGTATAGGTAAAATCTTAGAAGGTGTTCAAGCAATATTCGATTCTCCAATAGGCCCATTTGTTTCGGCATTAGTAACTGGTACTGTAGTATTAGGTACAATTAATGCTTCAGTAATTGCATTAAAGTCCTCGATGAGATTGCTTTTCAACGATTCTACAGTTTCACTAAGGAATATGTTCCTTGTAATGAAACAAGGTTGGAAAGCTTCTACAATCTCTGCAGCTGAGTATGCTGCTATGCAAAGATCAATCATTGCTCAAGGTAAGGCTGGCTTAGTAGGTAGAGGTGTAGGTAATGCAATGCTCTACCATGAATGGATGAGATCACATCAAGGCCAATATCTTGGTAAGATAATGGGCAAAGAAGATAAAACTGGTAGGATGAGATATTATGCTCAAACTGCTTCCGGAGGAACCAGAAGAATTTCAGAAGCTGTTGCTACCAGATATGCTCAAAGATATAACCCATTATCCCTGATTGGAGGAGCTGCTGGTGCTGCTGCAGGAGGAGCTGCTTTAAGATTTGGAGCTTCATCAGTAATGAGAGGAGCTTTAGCTTTCTTCGGAGGGCCGTGGGGATTAGCCCTTTCTGCAGTGATCACATTCTTACCAATGATTATCTCTGCTTTAACAAAAAGTAATGATCAATCATCAGAAACAAATTCTCTTCTTAAAGCTACCCTGACTTCCAAAGAAGAAAGGCAACAAAGGATCGATGCCGCAAACCTTACAACAGCAGAAAGAGAGGTACTCAATACAGATGCTTTGGTAAAGTTCTACACCTCATTGGATAATTTCAATGCCCATATGGAAAGGAACTTTGCTAATGCTCAACCCGGTACCAAATCAATTAACATCTACTTGGATGGTAACCTTATTGGTAGCAAAGCTATCAATGAACACAGTCAAAATGAAGTAATTGAGGTAGGAGGAAAGTAACATGGCAAGTGCAATAAATAAAATACATGGGGTGCTACAAGAGGCACTCCTTAAACCTTTCGATAATTCTACAGTTGGTCAAGCTGCTGTGGGTCCTGCTACTTACCTTTGGAGAGCAAGGATCTTGGCAAACAGATTAACTTCTCTCAAAGCTCAGAGAATTGTATTACCCACAGAGATTGACCCAGCTAAGAAAAATATTAACACTGGAGTAAGTGCTTTACAAGCTACAAAACGAAGAGCATTATTAAAGGTACCTAAGCCTAAACTTAAAGCTACTCCAACAGTTAACACAGTAAAGAATCAGATTATCATTATCAATCCAAATACAAATGCTGATGGTAATGGTACATATGAATCCATTGTTATTCAGGGTAAACCTTCCGAAGTAAACATCGAATCAGAGAACAGTTGGGTAGCAGTAAGGACAAATGGAAGAAACAATCCTTTCTATATGTACACGGGTTCAGAAGATACAATATCTTTCGATATCTCTTGGTATTCTACACAATCCGATAGAAAAGATGTAATCAAAAAATGTAGGTTATTAGAATCCTGGTCTAAGGCTGATGCTTATGCTGCTTCTCCACCAGAACTCTGGATATCTTGGGGTTCAGCAGAGTTATTTAAGGATTACTCATTTATCTTGGTATCAGCACCTTATGTATTGAGTAATTTTCAGAATGCTTGCAGGGCTAACAGAACCTCACCGATTACGGATTTGGGATTATTGCCTAATGCTGCTACACAAAAGCTAACATTCAAAAGGGTTACTAAACATAACCTAACTACTGCAGATATACAAAGGGTTCATGGTAATGTTCCTCAACCCATGCCAGAAGAACCAATAGCTACTCAAAGTAAACCTAAATATCCAGATAAAGTGGAGGTGTAAGATATGAAGGAGTCTACAAGAAATCCCTATACTAATTCAGTGAGGATTAAATACCCAGATGGTACCAGTACATTAGAAAGGATTCCCAGTACTTTCAGCCTTACAGGGAAAGAAAAAGTTCATACATTATTGGAAGGTGAAACTTTACAAAGTGTAGCATTCAGATATTATGGTGATTCTGGGTTATGGGCTGATATTGCTGATGCAAATAATATCATTGACCCCTTTACAGAAGTGTATAGGGGTAAACAATTAATCATACCGAACTCATGAGTAACGAAAAGTCAATGTTACCCAAGGGGTTCGGTATGCCTTTTGTTAAGGTAACAGACTCACAGAATAAACCAATCATAGACCCTTTATCAGGATTACCAATAGGTACTTTTGTTACTGGGTTCGAATATACATACCGAGAAGAAAAAGATGATGAATGTTTTATCACTATCACTACAGAAAATCCCAACCTAATAGATATACCCCAATTCCGAGAGCAACAGTATCTGGGAGTACAATGGGGAATCGTTTACCCAGATAAATCCTATGCTCCAAGTGCTCCAAGAAAAGTAATGGTAAGGGATACCAACATAAGATTCTCAGCTCAAGATATCATCATTACTTTAAAATGTACGGATGGATTTTCAATCCTTAAATCTCAGCAGCTCAAAAAGAATGCTGATGATAATTTCCTAAAATGGATTGAAGATGAGCTAAAGGGAAAGATTCAATTTAAATCCTATATCTACGATGTTAAGGAATCTAAGGAACTTGCTCCAGGGTATGTTTATACTGGTTATTCCTCTATAACGGGGTTAACCATTCCAACAACAGATCATGGATGGTTCTATGGGATGAAGGAAGTTGGGAATGATAAGCTGATAAAAAGAAGAACATTCGCTCAAGTAGGTAGGACTCCATATACTGCATTAAAGGATGCGGCAAAGTATATTCCAAATGGGCCTTACCATGTAGATGGGAGAGATGATACTGTATCAATCCATCCTACCAATTTCAATCAAGCTCCAGTAGCTTCATTTACATGGCATGAAGAAACAGGAGAAATCATATCTTTTAATGTAACCACCAGAAAAAAGCTTAAGGCTTTAGATGTTGCCAAAAAATCTCAGATTGATGGTGAAACAAAATCATTAGATTCTGGAGTAACCCAAACAGATGGCTCTTTGCCAGATAATTCAGTAGATGGTATTACTGGAGAAACCATTCCTTCCAATGCCCCTAACACTTACGATTCTCGAGTAGATGGTATCACAGGAGCTGCAACTAGACCCAGCACAGATAAATATAAAGATGAAGAAGCAACTAAGAAACTCTTAGAGAAAGACCCCAATTACCTTAGGAAATATGCTCCTGAGTATCTTGAGAAAGTTGTAAATGAATATAAAGCTGCAGGGAATGATCCTATGAAATTAGCTGCTATCTCTCTGGATAATTATACAGTAAAGGTAAAGGCTAAAGTAAAGGAAACAGTAAACCCAGAAGATTTCAACCCAAAGAGCTCCAGCCCAGTAAAAGTTCAGGGTAGGATTTCTGGATGGCAATCATTAGAGAGAGATAAAACAATTCAGATAGTCCCAAAAAGTGATGGGTCAAAATATGAATATTGGGATAACCCAGAAGTAGTTAGAGAAAAGGAAATCGAATTAAATCTCTCTGCTAAGGACCTTTTAGGTTATGCGGGTGATGCTGATTCTTCCAAGATACTCGCATTCAATCAAGTAAACGATGCTTTACAAAAACAGGTTGAAGCTACAATGGTTACAATTGGGCAGCCAACTCTAATGAGCTCCCAGATGCTTTCTATTCAGAATGTTTCTCAAAAATACTCTGGAGATTGGTATATTAAAGAAGCTTCTCATCGAATAGATGCCTCCACTGGGTACCTTACTACATTTGAATTAATCAAGAAAACCATTTCAAATGGTACAGTGGTTCAATCGGATGTAAAAGTAAATACCCAATCCTTAGCAATGAAGGTTCAGAAAATTGCTAATGACCTTACTCCTGCTGAGATTGCTAAAGCTGAACAAGTAAAGGCATTCCAGGAAAAGATTCTAAAGGAAACCGAAGATATGGGAGAAGTTACAGTAATCACAGGTACTGATGAACAGGGAAGAGAGTATACCGAGGTACAAGCAAATCAAGATGCAGTATCTTTAAACAAAGCTACTCAGACTGCCAATATTAATAAGAATGATCAAATCCTAAAAGATAAAACAAAATGAGCCTGGTATATTTAAGGGAAAATGGTTTAGAGGGAATTGGTCGATTCTATTCTACTTACCGTGGAATAGTAATTAATAACGAGGATCCTTTAAAACTTAATCGATTACAAATCGAAGTCCCAGATATAACTCAAACATTGGTTTGGGCTTATCCCAAAGGACAGCCTGGACCCTTGCAATCAGGAGCTAAGTATTTAACTCCAGAAATCAATGATGTAGTTTTCGTGGAATTCCAATCTGGAGACCCAAATTATCCTCTCTGGTCATACTGTGGATGGGCAAAAACTCAAGTACCGCCAGAATTAGAAAAGAAGGAAGTAATCGGAATAGTTACTCCAAATGGTAACAAAATATTTCTAGATGATAAAACAAACACTACGAAAATTTTGTTGAAGGTATCCGAGGATAAATTTCATGAGATTACATTGAGCCCAGATGGTGTAATTATAAAAACTCCTACACCTATTACTCAAGAAACACAATCCACTTGGGATCAGACTGCAAAAGAGGATCATAATATCCGAGGAAAACTTGTGATATTCAATGATGGAGAAGTTGGTACAACGATGACTGATAAACTCCTTCAGAGATTAAACAAGATTGAGGATGATATTAATAACCTTAAGCTTGGATTAACCCAAGCAGCTGCAGTAGCTACCCCAATGGATGGTGGTAAAGCCGCATTCCTCTCTTTAGCTGGGTATGCTAATACGCCATTAGTTAAAACAGTAATGGCTGATATTGAACATCAAACAGTAAAACAATGAGCGAAAATATATTGGAAAAGTCAATTGGTTCAGGGCCAACTTTTCCCATCCAACTAACAAGTGGTTCATGGAAACCTAAAAAAGGTTCATTGGAATTAATCGAAGATAACATTATCTCTATCCTGGTTTATCAAATCGGATTCAGATTAAGGCAAGAGATATTTGGTACTCGAAATTATGAATGCTTGGAAGAACCAAACATAAATGCAACTCGGTTATTAGTATATCGATTTACTAAAGAAGCTATCGAAGCTTGGGAACCAAGAGTGAGACTTTTGGAAACCCAAATACAATTCACTCCTTCAGAAATACAGATTAGGTTAAGATACCAAGTTTTAACTAATCAGATGGTTGGAGAACTTGATTTTTCATATCAAAAATCGGCATAGTTATGGCAATATTAAAGAATCCCTGGTTAGATGTTTTCTCAAGATCTTACCAATCAATCAAGAGCCAATTGGTTCAAAACATGAGAACTAAGTTGCCCGAAGTTACTGATTATTCTGAGGGTAACATTTTTATTATCTTACTTTCCATGTGGTCTTCAGTAGCAGAAGTAATTCATTACTACTTGGATAACATGGCAAGGGAAACTTTCTTTATCTCAGCAAGAAGGTACTCATCCTTAGTTAAACATTCGAAGTTAGTTGATTACCATATTAAAGCAGCAATCCCTGCTTCTACTGATGTATTAATCCAAATCAATAATGGAGACATGGCTAAGGAGGATTATATTATTCCTATTGGTACAACCTTTAATGGTACAAATGGATTAACATACATCTCCACAAAACAGAAAACTTTCTACAAAGATACCTATGGGGTCTATGTCCCAGTAGAACAAAAAACATTGGTACCAGAAAAAGATCTTGGAGTAATCTCGGATCCCAATGCTATCATTTATATCGATGAAACAGATGGGTTCTATGTTGAGGGTTCTGCAGTATTAAAACTTGGTGGGATTCTTTGGACTTTAGTAGAAACATTAGGATATTCTGGGCCTAATGATAAGCATTACATGGTAGAATTAACCGAGGATCAAAAACCTTACATTGTATTTGGTGATGGAATGTATGGTGAAAAACCAGCAGTTAATTCTCCAATATTGCTCAGTTACTTCATCACAAAAGGTGAAGCTGGTAATGATGCTGAGAATACAATTACTTCAGTAGATGGAGATCTTGGTATCAAGGACATGACTATCACAAATCCAAATAGAATCACTGGTGGTTCTAATTATGAAAACTTTGATATGCTCAAGGAACATGTTCCTTTAAACATCAGAACACTTGGAGTAGCAATCACCAAACAAGATTACATAGATGTAACTAAACTTGCTCCTGGTGTAGATAAAGCATACATCGATTTTAGGTGTGGTAAATTTGTGGATATCTATATTATCCCAGATGGAGGAGGGGTTGCCTCGGAATCTTTAAGGGATGCAACTTATCGATATGTTTCAAGTAAGAAAATCATCACTACAAATATCCGAGTATTACCTGCTGGTAGTTCCTATGTAGTTTTGAACTTAACAGTAACTGGTATGCCATCATTAAGAAGTAATATTATTTCTGATGATATACTGAGAGCTTTGGTTCAGAATTATGATTACAGTAATTCGGATATTAACAAGGTAATCCGATTATCCGATTTATATGCCCTCATCGATAATTTGAGTACAGTGGATTATCTTACTATCGATAGTATTTATACAATCCCTTACCCCAATAAATCCGAGGACACAGAAACAGATTTAAACCTGAGTAACTTCAAAGTTAAATCCATAGAGGATGAAGTAAATTATACGATATCTTATTTGGAGAAAGATACCTTTACCGTTGCTTCAGAATTTGGAGAAGTTTATTCTACTTTCCTTGGTTCTCCAATCACAATCATCTCAGAAAGTGCGGGAGTAAACTTTACATTCACAATCGGTAATCCTTTATCGGGAGCTTACAAAATTGGGGATACTTGGGAAATGAAAGTAATTCCAAACGGTAAGGATCAAATTATCAATGATTACTCAGTACCAAGAATCATTGCAAGCAATGTACATATTAATGTAATCGAAACATCATGATAAACTTTCATGCTTTAATGGATTTACTCCCCTCTTATTTTAAAGCCTTCGATACATATAAGGATCAAAATGATAAGGGGGTATTAGAAAGGTTCTTGGAATTAATCGGAGAATCTGTTGTTGATGATACTGATAGGAATTCATCGATGTTGCCTAATATAGATAATATCCTTGACATCATCGATGTAGAAACTACCAGAGCGGGATTGCTCGATTATATCTATGATTTTTTAGGGGCTCCGCCACAAGAATATACTACTCCAGTAACAGAAGGAGAATTTTTACATAATCCTCCATTCTATGTATGGTACTTGGAATACAATGTTCAGTTGGAATATTCTACTAAACTGGGATATAAACCAGAGAATGCTCAAAGGGTAGTAAAATACTACTCAGCTATTGACCGAAGGTTGATAAGGTATGCAGTATCCCTATATAAAATCCGAGGAACAGAAAAGTTCTACAGGGTATTACTTACTGCATACTTTAAACTCAAAGGTTACACATTAGAAGAGGAAAACTTATTAACCACTATCGTTGGTAAAGCAAGATATGATACATCATTAACATATGATAGCAATTATCAATACGATGGTGATTCCACAGATTGTAAAGCTTGCTCAAGTTACATCATTGATTTAACCTCAGTAGCCTCAACCCTTAAACCAGAAGAACAAGCTCGATTGGAAAGGGTGCTTGCTAAGTATGCTCCAATTAATGTTCAATTAATGGTTGCTTATGCTTTCTGTAATATTATCGTAAGCACACAGGGTCCATCCATCGAAGAGGGCATGGTGGTTGTTACTGGTAATACAGATAAAGCAGTAAGAGGATATGATCATACGGTTAGTATTTATTACGAATCCAATATCATATTCTTGGGCTGGTATGATAACCAAAGAACACTACTCTCTACAAGTTTTTCTTATACATTTAAAGTAACAGAATCTACTCAAATCATTGCAAAATATGAAAGAGATGACTTATGATATTATTACAACAAATTCAGGATATTGATAAACTAACCAAGGTATCTTTAGAACTTGCCGAAGCAGCATCTAATTATGGAGCATTAAAAATTATCTTTGGTGTCTTCATGGTGGTGATGTTATTAATCGTATTGGTATTCGTATCCCAGTCAGTATTTTTAATCAAAAGGGTTCAAGGGATTTCCGATGTATCCAATAAAATTGATAATTATTTCGAAGGATTATCAGAATCCGATATTGGTAAGGAAGAAGCTAATTCGATGATTAGGGAAGTTCTAAATCACGATTCAGTACTTATTAAGTATTATATAATCCGAGTAAGATCCGAGAACCATATTTCTGATAAAGAAAACACAGAATTAAAAATTCAAAGGATCCTTAAAAATATCCATTCAGAAACTTCCACATTTTTAAATAAATTTCGATATAAGTCCAAACCTCTGGGAGTATACTTAGATGTAGAAACGGATACTGAAAATTTATTTAATCTGATGTTAGAGCAAATCTACATACCAAAAGAACATTTTCAATTATCTCAAATGGACCAATCAATCGAATTATTTATGCAAGGTTTGAAACTGAATTATGTAACTAAAATAGAAAACTCATGAACACTAAATCATTATGTATTATCTTAGACCCTGCACATGGAAATGATGTAAAGGGTAAATGTTCTCCGGATGGCACTCACAAAGAATATCTTTGGAGTAGAGAAATTTGTAAAAAGCTAGCAAGTAAGCTAGACACCATCGGATATGAGGTACATTTTACTACCCAAGGTTTAAAGGAGCCCGGACTATCCAAACGAAAGTTGGAAGCTAACAGTATCCCAACTTCAAATGTAAAATTGCTTATCTCTTTACATAATAATGCAGCTGGAGATGGTAGTAATTGGTACACTGCCTCTGGAGTAGAGATTTATACTTCCCCGGGAAAAACACAATCCGATATCTTCTCTTCAATGATGTATGGGCAATTAAAAAAGGATTTCCCTAAACTTAAATTCCGATATGGGTCTCCCGATATGCGGGATTGTGATAAGGATGCTAACTTCACAGTATTAATGGGAAATTATTATGCTATGCTTATCGAATGGTTATTCCAGGATAACAGAGAAGAGGTAAGTATGCTAAAGGATGAAAAGATAAATAATGCCTTCTGTGAATCCCTGATAAAAGGAATCGAAGATATAAACCAATATGTATATGAACACTTAAAAAAGTAAACCTATGGGACAGATTCGGTATCATGATTACTTATCCGAGATCAGGTCTAAGAAAGCTAGTGAAGCTGTTGCTATTCCAATTGGAATTGGACCATTATTTGGATATAATGTAATCTTTTATGATGGAACTACTCTGTTGATTTCAGCAGACGATACAAAGAATTTCCGTCATAACTTAACAAACGAAAGAAATGTGTTGGTTAATCCCAAATCTGCATGTATCACACCAGATGGGATTTTAACTTTAGAATCCTCAGAATTGGAGGTACCTCTAAGCTTAGGTAAATTTACTGGAGTAAAAGAGGTAGCTTTAATCGCAACTCATCTCTTCTCCAAACAAGAAGGTGGTACAATTACATCTTACAGAGTTTATGTAAACCCAGATCAGCAAGATGCTTGGACACCTAAATTAAAACAATCAAGCTCCACAATGGAAACTTGGCTATCCTTATTAAGCGGTACTCTTAGAAGGAACCAAGAAGTAGTACTTGCAATGTTCTCTGTAGAAGTTGTTGGAGAAGATTACCTTATCAAGGATATTATGAATCCTTATAATTATATGTGGGGAGAAACAGATTATGTACCCTTATCAAGGTATGAAGCTGATATGGCTAACCTAAATCTGTTAATCCCTAAATATGATTCAAGGTCAATTGGACTTTCAAACTTCACTCAAAAAGTAAGTAAGAGAAAATATACTAATGGAACACTTACTCAATTTAGTAAGTCCAATATTGTTACTATCGAAGACCCAGGCCTTACACTAAATACTCTGGGTGATGCAGTAAACTTAGTGGGGGGTATCCATTTGGATTTCTCTTCTCTTCAAATGAGTTTAGAAGATCAATTAGTTGCCGAGCTCTCTGCAACCATGGATTATATAATGCCTACTCCACTCAATGTTAAATTCCAAACTCCAGTAGCTTTTAACTGGTTAAGGAACAACTCACAAAATGAAGACACTGGAGAAAAAATTCAACAAACCAATTACAGTGTATATGGGCTGTTGAATATGTATGAAAGTAATTTCCAATTAGTACTTCAGTTCTACCCAGTTGGAGATCAAGATACCAATCCAAATCTTATTGCTTCGGATGTACATTGTAAGGCAGATTTTACAATGGATATCTCAAGAATGATATCTTTGGTTGATATGTATGATCTGAACATTGAAGTTGTTTCTGCGGCAGGTACTACTGGTTCAGGTGAAGTAACTGGAGCAGGTAGGTATAAACGAGGATCTCTTGTAACCATAGTTGCCTCTCCCGCCAGTGGTTCTGGATTTGTTGGATGGTATGAGGGTGATGCTTTGATCTCCAATGAACAAGTTTATCGAATAGAGGTTAAAAAGAACACAAACTTAAAGGCAATCTTTAATGGTTCTTCTACAAAGGTAAAAGTTAGTGTTACAGTTAATCCCGCTGGTAAGGCTACGATTAGTGGAGAAGGGATGTATTCTATCAACACTCAAGCTACACTTCAGTGTGTACCAGTAACTGGGTATGGATTTGATTATTGGGAAATCGATGGAGTAAGATACACAATTAATCCTTTAACATTTGGGGTAACTAAAACTACGAATGTTATTTGTAAATTGGTACCACCAAAACGAGATCTAACATTATTGGGTTCTCCAAGTGGTATCTTCCAATTATCAGGTGCAGGAGCTTATTCTGTAAATGACCCAGTAACAGTAAAGGCAAACCTTCTTTCTCAGGATTATGAATTTGCTGGATGGTACAGAGATTCTGTTATACCCTCTAATTTGGTATCCACCAATGCTACATACTCATTCAATATGCCAGATCAGGATTTGGTTCTGTACGCTTCAGCTAACGAAAAGATCGTAGAAAATTATTTCGAAATCCGAGTAAGCTCAGGTGCTGGTGGTACAACATCTCCGGCTGGTATAAATTCATATAAGGAAGGTACTACAATTAGAATTACTGCTCAACCTGCTAGTGGATACTCCTTCTTGGAATGGAGAGCTGGAGGACCTAGTGGTATTAAGTTGGATTATCCTGCAAGCTTCCAGCATACGGTTACTGGAGATTATTATTTCTATGCTCTGTTCATGAAAGATGAAGAACCAGAACCAGAACAGGTATTGATTAAAACCAATTCTGATAGAGGTGGTTTAACTGAACCAATGTCTCAATATTATGCTAAGGGTTCAAGGGTAACCATTACTGCTACTCCGTGGTCTGGTTATAATTTCGTTGAATGGAGACTTGGTGGTAGGGATGGACAAGTAGTATCTAGATCTGCTAGTTATACATTCACTGCTAATTCCAGTACTACTTATTGGGCTGTATTCGAAGAGAAACCAGAAGAGACATATCCAGTACATATTAAAGTAAGTACCGATGGAAAATGTCAATATGTTCTTTCACATAGCACTGCTTCTGGTGGAAGTCAAGCTCCAGATACTGGAGTAACTTCTGCTACTACAACTAAGGATTGGAATTTACCCAAGGGTGCCGTAATCCAGGTAGTAGCTCAGGATGGTAGTTCTAAATTCAATAGATGGGAATATACAGTTAATGGAGAGTACACCGGTACTACAGATCATCAAGTTCAATTTGTGGTTCCTGGAGCTCTTAATATTGATATTAAAGCCGTTAGTAAAGAAGATCCAGAACCTCCACAACAGACAGTAAAAGTTTCACTGAACCTCACAAAAAATAATACTCCTTCAATTGGAGATATTAATATCTATAGAAATGGTAGTATTATGGGGACACATAAACTTTCAAGTTTACCATTATCATTCCCAGCTCAAACTTTTGTTGTGGGTGATAAGCTTCATATTAATTTGCCCGGTGTAGTAGTAACTCGAATTAGAACCGCACATCAAGTAAGCGGTGATTATCGAGATTATACAGATTCTGGTAATACTTCTAGGGATATAACCATAGAAGCGGGTTCAACCATTATAAGTTGGGCAATAGAAGGTAGAGGTTAATTCTTCTGTTCTTAGGTTTTTTATATGTTGGTGGGAGAGGGTACCTTGTGAAAGGCCTTCTCCTTACTATTTTTTAATGTAAATCCTATGTTAAACTAAAATTTCATAACAAAATGTTACTCAAGAAGTTAATCATTATGTTGAACATGCTTTTAATGTTCACAGTGGGAATCGCTGCTCAAACTGCAATGGGTTTAAGTGAAGGAGTTGTTGAACCTGGGCTTGTAACGGACTTTGCATCTTTTACAGGGATCATGACTTTAATCTCATTGGTAGTAACCCAGCTATCAAAATTAATTCCAGGAATCACTGAAAAGAAATGGGCTAAACCATTAGTTTCAATTGTAGTGGGAATTTTATCATGCTTATTCGGATGGATACTACAAATTTCTCCAGTATTAGAGGGATTAATCTGGTATATGGTAATTCTATATGGAGTATTTGCTGGGCTTTCTGCTTGCGGATTGTATAGTATACTTAAACCATTAATCGAATTAATCTTTCCTCCCAAACGGGAATGAGTCATAATAATATAATAAGATAACACATTTAACCCAGACTCTATCAATTAGGGCCTGGGTTTTTTGTTGTAGATTATCCCCATGTTTCTTTCATATCTTCGATAGCTTCATGAATTTCCTTGTTAAGCGTAGAGATATATTTAATGTAAAGCTTAGTCTTAGGCAATTCGAAAAAATCTAATAAAGAGCTAGTTGTAAGCCTGGGTTTAGATTCTTCACTGTAAAAGAAAGGAGGAGGACTCATCTGTAATTGAAATAACAGATAAGCATCAGCAGAAAGGTTAGCTCTCATAAATTCATGGATCTCAGATATCCTTTCTTGTTTAACCCTTTCATCTTCTGATAAATCAGATAAATCTTCTTTTGCTCCTTCAAAGCAATCTTCGAAAGAAGCAATAGCAACATTAAAATCCAAAGATTGTTTGGAATAAGCATTGATTAATAATCGAGTCTTATATAATTGAAGAGAGCTAATGATGGTAGCCTTAAATTTTTCTGGGTTCTCAGTACTCAGATTATAATACTTCCGAAATACATAAAGTAACTTGTCATAAAAATATGAGATTATTATATCCCTTGAAACATTGAATCTTCTTGGGTCAATGTTTTTAGCTAACTTCCGAATTAAAGGTGTCATGCTCTTATAATAGAAATTGAAGAGTTCGACATCGTAATCTTCAGGTAGTTCTTTCAGCCTATTGATTTCACCTTCTGCAATCATAATTCCGTTGTTTTAAATAAATGTTTATGCAAATATATAAATAATATTCTTTTATTATGAGCTCAGGGTAATAAAATTTAACCCTAATCAGGGAAGTAACTGATATATAAGGAGTTATAATTAGAGGATAACCTAAGGAACAATTTACTACTATCAATTTTCAAAACAAACATATAGATAACATGGCAAAGAAAGATAAGAACAAATTTGCTTTCGGAACAGACTTTCAGCAAGAGATATTACATTATATCATAAAAGATAAAAATGGTATCCTTGCATTAAATCAGGTCAAAGATTCCTATTTTACTCTCATCAATCATCAAGTTATTGCAAAAGCATTAGCTAAGCTTTCCAAAAAGAATAAACGAATCCCTAAAAATGCTTCAGTACTTAATCAGGAGATACAGGATTTACTTTCTGTGAAAGGGATTGCAGATTTAGTTACTAAGGATGATTTGGTTGAGATTAAACATACAGTAGAAAAACTTTATTCAGAGCCTTTATTGGATGGAGAGGATATCCGAGAAAAGGTTTTGAAATTTTCTGTGTTTGTTCAAATGAAGGATTTGAATGATAATTTCGATTTATCGGATTTTAATCAATATGATGAATATTCTAAGCGTATTGCCAAACTCCTTTCAAGGACAAAGGAAAAAAAAGATCAGCCATTATACTTGGTTAAAGATGTAGTAGAACGTCAATTTGTGAGACAATCTGATCCGATGGTATTACCTACTCCATTTAGGCAATTAAATCACTTAGCAAATGGTGGAGGATTCCCAAAAGGTTCAATCATTGTTGCATTGGATAAATCGAAAGCAACCAAAACTTTCACATTGGTTAATGTTGCGAGAAGTTATTTAAAAATGCAAAAGGTTGTTCTTTATATAGATATGGAAAATGGAGCCAGTGAAATTATGACTCGTATGGAACAATCAACGTTGAACAGAAGTAAAAATGATTTGTTGTCTGGTGATGTGGATAAACTGGAACAAAAACATTTAAGAAAATATCGAAGACTGGGTTCAGAATTCATCGTAAAAAAATTACCCGCAAATGTTGGGACAGTTTCTGATATTGCTTCAACAATCGATGAAATATACAATGATACTGGGATGAAGGTTAATGTATTGGTAATCGACTTCATGGGGAAGATGGGATCATTAGGAAAACATGAAGATGATTTTAATCGTATATCCAATGTATACATAGAAGTAGGTAACCTTGTAATGGAAAAGGATATTGACATTGTATGGACTGCTCAACATGTTACTCGTCAAGGAGAAGTAAGAAGAGAAACAAGGTATGAAGAATCCGATATAGCAAAATGTATGGACATTTCTCGTACTGCTTCATTTGTTTTTGGGTTAAACTCTACTCAAGAAGAAAGAGAACATGGAGTTCAAAGATGGGAAACAGTAGTTGCAAGGGATGCTCCTTCTTGGGGAAGGTGTTTATTTAACATTGACCTGGAAAAACAGAGATTCCAGGAATTCACAGTTGCTCAAAGAAAAGCATACGATGAAAAGGTTGCTCCCAATCTGGACAAGCAACTAAAATCCTCAAACTCATTCAAGAAAAGGGATAAGCCAGTAGCTGACCCAGAAAAAATGAAAAAAGCAAAAGATATATAATATATAATATGTATATTTGCATAAACATTTATTTAAAACTTAAAATTTAAAACTATGGTAACAACTTGTTCAATTTGCGGTACTACAGAAGCAGTAGATCCTGGGGAATTCATTAAATCTAATCTACAGAATATTATGGAAGAAAAAGAATGTTGCTTTCATTGTGCTTTTTGGATTAATCATCTGGGTTTATACAAAGATGACCCAAAATGGTTAGTTATTGATGGAGCTTCTTGGGTAGTACATCCTTTTGTACTTGTTTCTGAGAGAGGACGTGGTTTTATTGGATGTGGGGGAAGAGAAATGAAAGCTATCACAGAAGATGGTAGAGAATTTTTCTCCAACAATTGGTGGCATCAGGGAGACATCCCAGAGAGGTTTTTAAAACTCATCGATAAATCTCACTTTGCTAAATGGGTTAGGTAATCATGTATAATAAAAATTTCAGGTCATTATTGGGTGCTTACTTCTTAGCTCATGGATTT